AAACAAAAGAGACTGACGGGTGTCAGTCTCTTTTGTTTGGTATCCGGCGGCTACCCGTTTTTTATTCAGTTCCTTGCAGTTTCTCGTCCGTAAAAAGCGGCTGTTTATCTATATTTTTCGTTTACGCTCGTTTTAGGGCTTGAAATAAAAGGTTGCCAGAAAGTTGCCGGAAGGTTGCCAGTTACGCAGTAAAATATTTTTCAACCTTGAAATCCTTACCGTCTATATCGTTAATGAAATCTTTTGCAAGGCTGAAATAAAACTCCGGGTCTTCTCCCCTGCCTACCATTTCGGCGGTATCGTGACTATCGTTGTAGTACATATTCATGCACAGGTAGTATTTGCATACCGCCGTTATTCCCTTCGTCGCCAGAAACGCCTTGATGGTATCATAGTCCCATTTTTGACCGTATGGGCGCATACCCTTGACTATCTGCCGCGCCTCTTCGGGAGTTATCCGATATGCTATTTCTTCGAGGCAATACATCGTTTCTCTGTACACCTCCGGCAGACGGTCCTTTACCGTGTGCATCATATCAGAGAGCGCATCGGTCACTTCTGCCATATCGGTGTGCCTTTCGGATATCAGGCGTATGATCTCCTTAAAGCTCATTACTCTGCGCCTCCGTTAATGCTTGCAAGGCTGTTGGTGAGTGCGCAAGTTTTATTGAGCAGTTTAAAGCTGCCGCCCGTGGTGTTGGTCTTGACGATGGTAGCATACCTGGTGCGGGTGCGTATGGCGCAGGCTGTGACCTGGGCGCAGCAGCTATCTATCAGCGGGTACTGTTCCGTGCCGGCGCCTATGGTGACAAACACGGGCGCGGTTATAGTGGTAGCCGCCGGGATAGACTGAGCTACCACGATGCAGTATTTCTGATTATCGTTATAGTTGCCTGCCGGGAGGTTGATTATCAGCCCGGTTCCCGCCGTGAAGGTAACGGCCTGGGAGATTATAAGGTTGGGGCAGAGTTTGCATACATTTTTACAAGCCATTTTTATTATGCTCCTTTCGAAAATCAAGGGGCAGCATACGCCGCCCCGATATATCACGGCATAGCCGGAATTAGCAGCAGCAGCCGCAATTATTACCACAGAAGGGAGAGTTCCCCGCGTTGTAGGTGTAACCGTTGGGATAGCGGACTACTCCGTACATGCGGTTATCCATCTCAAGGCTGGACACTTTGTCCCTGAGAGCCTGCATTTCGTTCGCCTGTATCAGGGAGCGGGTGGCCTCGGCCTCGGCGTGGATAGCGGTGGTTATGTCGCAGGTGTTCTGGTTCATCTGCGCTGAGAGGTTGGCTATACCGAGCCTCTGTTCACAGCAGCAGTTTGCGAGCTGGTTGGACAGGTTCCGGCCTTCGGTGGTGATAGCGTTGTTCAGCGCGAAGGTGGAATCACATATACCGTTGCCGATGTTAGTCAAGCGGTCATTGATCTGGCCGAAGTGCTGACCGAAGAGAATTTCCTGCTGAGACGCAGCGGTGGCATACTGTCCAAATTCGCCCTGGCGGTTCCAGCCGCCAAAGCCGCCGCCCATCATAGCAAAAAGTATGATAAGGGCGAATATCCAGAAGCCTCCGTTGAAGCCGTCAGTCTTGCCATCAGTTACCGCGGCTATATCCGCGAGAGAGGGCATATTATCCATAGTTCTAAAGTTCCTTTCGATTTATATTCCAATCCCGTGCGCGCTTCGGGTAATGGTCTATCTTAATTCAGAGAGAATATCCTCGGGGTCTATCCCGTATTGCTTGCAGGCCGCATAAAACATCTGTTTAGGGTCGCCGTTGCCTATCATCTGCTTTATCTTCTGTATTTGCCCAGGAACGGACATCATCTGTTTAGCCTGCGCTATCATTTGTGGGTTGAGTTTCCTCGGACTTCCTCCGCTTAGCATTTGTAGTATCGGGTTTAGCATTTATCATTTCCTCCAATCTGGCTATTCTCTGTTCAAGGCCGTTCACATCGACAGGCGGAGCGGGTTTATACGGGGTTATGCTGTAAGGCGAGAGAGAGGGGAACCCCGCCCCGTCCGTTGTTTTAAGCCACACTATGGGGGCCGTTTCATCCAACAGAAGAACGGAGCTATTAGGGGGCATTTGATACGCCTTTGCGCCGCCCTCGCCGTTCACTTTGACTACTTCGGTTCGCTGATATTGGGTTTGCTGGTTAAAATAAGGTTGGTATGGATACACTGTTTCACGCTCCCTTCTACCTGAATTTTGGCATAAAAAAAGAGCCGATAGGACTGCTCCCATCGGCTATTTATCGGCTATTTACAGTGCGTTTTCAGTTGTTTTTCGGCAGCCTTGCACCGCCTTCGTATCTGGTCATATTCAAGGGGTATTTCAAATTTAAGCTGGTACTCGCCCGTCAGAGCATCGTATGGTATCCCGTCTAAAAGGCGGCGGGTTATCAGCCAGCGGTCTTTTTCGTTATGTATCCATTCGTGTATGAGTGCTTCCCACTCTGACCGGGGGCGGGAATTGAGCAGGGTCTTGTCCATATAATAAGAGGCCGCTTCTCCAAAAGCCTACACCTCCTTTATACAAGATTTGCCCCCGACGTTTGCCGGGGGCTATTGAAAGGGATTCCCGTCCGGGGGCTACTGTTTGTTGTAGTTTGCCGAGGATATGCCCAGCACCGCGCCCAGGAACGTGTCAACGGCGGTGATAGTGCCGACGATCTCCTCAGGATAGGGGAGGTTCCAAATACCCGCAAGGGCAAAATAGAGGGTGCCTATGGCGGGGAGCCAGATCAGGGCGATTGCCTTGAGAATGTCGTATACCTTGTTCGAGAGTTTCATGTTTTTTCCTCCTTTAATTGTTGTGTGCTTCAAGCCTGTCCAGCCGGTGGTGGGCGCTTTTCGTGCTTTCTTCCACACGAGCCACGCGGAGGTCTATGTCCTCAATTTTGGTGGCCTGCGCCCGCATATCGAGTTTGATATCGTCCACGCCGCGCTTGATGTAGTCCACGTCCGATTTAAGCGCGGTGTCAATGGCGGTGTCGCGTGTCGCCGCGTCAACCGCGTCCTTTCTTGCGGTCTTTATGTGAGCCAGCCAGCCCAGCAAAATGCCGCTCAAGCCTGTGACTATTGCCCATATCCATTCTTTGGTCATGGGTGCTCCTCCTTATTTTTTTAGTGTGCCTACATAGATTTTGCCGTCCACGGATACGGTAGCCTGCAACACGTTCGGTAGCTCTGTCGGTGTCATGCTGTGTGCCTGTGCAAACCGCTGTATAGCCGCAATGGTGTTTTTACCGGCTATGCCGTCCGCGTCCCCCGCGTCATAGCCCAGAGCGTTAAGGGCGGTCTGCAATGCCTTGATATCGTCGCCCCTCATCATGGGGCTCGTCAGGGTTATGATCTTCCGCTCCTTTACCTCCTCCTTTTCTTCCTCCTGCTGGAGCAGGGCAAGCCGCCCCCAGTGCGTCCAGTTGCCATCGGACAGTTTGCGCTTGCATACGCCATCGTCGCGGCCTTTCGCCTCTATGGTGTAGCCGTCGCCGACGTATACGCCGACGTGAACCATTTTCTTGCTGCTTTCGCTGTACTTGAATACGAGGTCGCCCGCACACATGGGGGTTTTCCCGGCGTAGCCCCTGTTTTCGCCGCACATACGGTAAAGCCCCTGGGCGTTGGTGTCGCCCTTCATCCAGTGCTTTATGTCGCTGATGTAGTGTACGATGAGGCCGGAACAGTCGAACGCATAGAGAGGCCGTTTTTCGGCCTTCTCCATGAATTTCACGGCGCGGTTGTAATTCGTGTCGCTGGTTTCGCGCCGTTCTATCCATGCGTAGGGGTCGCTCATGCTGTCAACCTGCTGCCCCTGCGCACCCCAGACGTACATATCCCCCACATGGCTTTCGAGGTATTCTATGAAGCCTGTTACTCTGCTCATCTGCGTTTACCTGCCACCGCGAGGCCGAACCCTATCAGGGCTATGGATACCGCATACGCAAGGACGGAGGCGCCGCCGGTCTTGGGTATCACCATGGGATTTTTTGCAATGGGCTGTTCGGCGGGCTGTGCGGCGTTGAAATAATAAGTTTTGCTCACAGTCCTGTTTTTCTGCATGGCGTTGTAGAGCTCTTCGGCGGTGGTGGCGTTTTCGTATGCCATGTCTTTGACGGTTATACGGAGGGCGGCGGGCTGGTCGGTAACTATGCCGCTCAGGTAATATGTGCCAGCCTCCAATCTCAGGTCGTTTGCGTCCAGCTTTACGCCGTCCAGCTCGATTATAAGTTCCATGTCGGTCAGGTCGAAAAACCGGGGGATGCCCAGGTCAACCTTGAGCAGGAAAAGCTCGTTGTTGACGTAGGTCTTGGATACCGCCTTGCCGGTCTGGTAGTCCAGCGCGGTTATATCCAGAGTTACGGGGTCTGCGGCGTAGGCTATGGTGCAAAGGCACAGCATGAGCATAACCGCGAGGATACAAGTGAGTTTCTTCATTTTGATTTTTTCCTTTCTTTTTTTGTATTAAAAAAGAGCCTTGCGGCTCCTTTCTTGTGTTTTAGCCCGTATGCCCGTAGTTTATAGTTGCATTTGTCGCGCCCCAAGGCGCATTTGCTACCGCGCCCTCTGCCCACGGTACGTTGATGGTAGTTAGGTTGTTGCATCCGGCAAATACGCTGTCCCCTATGCTTTCTGGCGTACCTTCAAAAGTCAGTGAAACTAAGCTTGAGCAATTCGAAAACGCACCATCACCAATATTAGTAATTCCGCTCGGTAGGGTTGTTAAGGCCAAGCTGGTGCAATTCGAAAATACCCTATTGCCAATATTAGTAATTCCGATCGGTAGGGTGGTTAAGGCCAAGCTGGTGCAACCCGAAAATGCCCTATCATCAATATTAGTAATTCCGCTCGGTAGGGTGGTTAAGGCCAAGTTGGTGCAACCCGAAAATGTACGATTATTAATATTAGTAATTCCGCTCGGTAGGGTTGTTAAGGCCAAGCTGGTGCAACCCGAAAACGCACTATAACCAATATTGGTAATTCCGCTCGGTAGGGTTGTTAAGGCCAAGCTGGTGCAATTCGAAAACGCACCAACGCCAATATTAGTAATTCCGCTCGGTAGGGTGGTTAAGGCCAAGTTGGTGCAATCCGAAAACGCACCATCCCTTATAGCCTTATACCCATACATTTTTGCATCAATAAGTTGTCCATCCGAGTTATAGATTTCCTCTATATAAGGTTTAGTTGCGCCAGCCGGGAATCTTGATATAATGCCCATTAGCTAAGCCTCCTTATGATTATAGGCAGGTCAATTGTAGGCGCGGTTGCCGCTTTTAGCGTCACCGTTCCGTTGCCACTGCCCGTGGCTCGTATTTGCGCTGCCGTTGCCGCTGCGTACTGTTCATCCGTGGCGGTGTCGCTTAGCCCGATTTCCAACTTTGAATCAGCCATAACGCCAGTAACTGACAGCGTTATAGTATTATCGCTCCACGCAGACGTGGAGGCCGTGACAACGGTATCTGCGGCGGGGGCGGCGTAGTCAACGCCAGATTGTGCCGCCTGTACGGTTGAGCCGTTGCCCTTTAGCAGGCCGTTAATGTTGGTCGCGGTGTCGGCAGTTATCTCGTTAGGGCCAGCGGGGCCCTGTTCGCCCTGTGCTCCCTGCGCGCCCGTGTCGCCCTTTGTCCCCTGCGGGCCTTTGATGCTGACGCTTGCGGGGTTATCCAGCCCGCCGTTATTGCTCCATGAGATTATGCCCTCAGCAGAGACAGCGGGGGTAAAATACGGCCCGGTGTCGCCTTTCGCGCCGTCCGCGCCCTTGGGGCCTTGGATACCCTGCGGGCCTTGCTCACCCGTATCGCCCTTCGCGCCTTTTTCGCCTGTCGCGCCCTGCGGGATACCAAACTCAAAATCAAATACCTTTGCGGTGTCCGCGCCGCTTGCCGTTACCTTTACGGTAGCGGGGGCTCCCGCGTCAAGGGTGTTTGCCGTGGCGGTAGGTGTGCCAAACCCTGCGGCTGTGCCGGGGTCGCCTTTTGCGCCGGGGTCGCCCTTGGCTCCGGGGTCGCCCTTGGCTCCGGGGTCGCCCTTGGCTCCCTGCTCTCCTTGTATGCCTTGTTCGCCTTGTATGCCCTGCAAGCCCTGCGGGCCTTCGGGGCCTTGGATACCTTGTTCGCCCTGCTTACCCTGTTCGCCCTGTGGCCCCCGTATATTGACTGTGGCGGGGTTTTCCAGCCCACCGTCATTACTCCACGATAAATCGCCGTCAGCGGTCACATAGGGCGTAAAGTGCGCTCCTGCGGGGCCTCGTTCTCCCTTGTCTCCGGGGTTGCCTATAAGCCCTTGTATACCCTGCTCACCTTTGGGAACGCCGAACTTAAAGGTGAACACTTTTGCAGTATCTGCGCCGGAAGCTGTCACCTCTACAGTAGCGGGGGTTCCTGCGTCAAGGGTGGTCGCCGTGGCGGTGGGTGTGCCGAATCCGGCGGCTTCGCCCGTGGGGCCTTGTTCTCCCCTTGCCCCCGTGTCACCCTTCGCGCCGGGGTCGCCCTTGGGGCCCGTATCGCCTTTAGGGCCAGTGGGGCCTTGTTCACCTTTTGCGCCCTGCAAGGGGCCGTTGTTTACCCACTTGGAATTTACGCCGTCCCAGATATATATATCATACGGTTCGCCCGCGCCCACGCCGTAAGCGTCGCCAGCGGAGGGGTTAGATACTCCGGCTTGCAATGCGGAGAGGGAAGCGTAATAGCCCAACACGGCAAATCCTTCGCCCGTGTCGCCCTTAGCTCCCTGTGCGCCCTGTGGCCCCCTTATATTGACTGTGGCGGGGTTATCCAGCCCGCCGTCATTACTCCACGATAAATCGCCGTCAGCGGTCACAGAAGGCGTATAGTGCGCTCCTGCGGGGCCTCGTTCGCCCGTGGCTCCCGTATCCCCCTTGGGGCCCGTTTCTCCCTTGTCTCCGGGGTCGCCTTTAGGCCCTTGGATACCCTGTTCACCTTTGGGGCCAGTGGGGCCCGTTTCTCCTGCGGCTCCCGTGTCGCCTTTATCGCCTTTCTTGCCTTCGGGGCCTTGTGGGCCGACGGGGCCGGGAGTGCCGTCCTGCCACGCCGAGCCGCTTGCGGTTCGAGTGAGTACCTGCCCCGGCGTTCCGCCCGCCGGCAATCCCCCTCCACCGGAACCGCCGCCGCTCTGCGCCGCCTCGTTTATGGCCGCTACAAGGGTATTCTTGTCCGCGGTGGTCAGTTCGTCCATGTCGCCGATTTTTGCAAGGAGTTGTTCGTACTGCGTCAGGGATATATCCGGCAGTTCGCCATCCGCAGCGCCGAACGGCAGTACGTCAAACCATACCGGGCCCGCCGTCACGCGGCTGTCGGCCTTTATGCCGGATAGTTTCAGTTCCCAGCGTCCTGCAGTGAGGTTTATTCCCTGCTCTGCAGTGATTTCGCCACTTGCGAGCTCCGCGGTTATGGTCTTATCTCCGCATACAAAATAGGCCGTGATAACGCGGCCCTTCCAGTCGGCGTCAAACGCAAATTTTGCAGTCAGATAGTTTATGCTGTCCGCCACCACAATGGGTGTGCGCAGCATAAGCCTCTGCCCGCGTATAATGCCTGTAAGCATAGTCGCCCTCCTACAGTTTGTATTCTATGACATAAGTGCCGGATATTTTATTCACTTTTACCCGGTCGCCCGCTTTCAACGAGAGCGCGGCGTTATATTTATAGCGTTTCTGCGTAGCGGTAGTTTCACCGTCAAATTTTAATGTGGCTTTGCCGCCGGACACCGCCACCACAGAGGCAAATTTCGCCGCTGATGGCCTGCGCTTTTGTAAAAACAGTGCTTCCTGCTCCTGATATATCACACAAACACCACCTTTTTTGCCTGATGCTCCATGAGAGCGCCAGGGCGTACTTCTATTTTCCAGTCGGTTTCTTCATATACGCCCACCAGTTCCCCGTTATACAGCGCGATAACGTCCCCCACGCCATGTGTCGGGTTTACGGCCGTGTAAAATTTGATTTTCTGCGTTGCAAACATGGACTTTATGGCGAGATTGTCAGCGTACTTTTGCAGGGCTGCTTGGCTCGCTATGTTGTCCAGTTCTACGGGTGTGGCCAGTATGCGCCGGCCCCTGCGCACTGTGGACAGGGCGGATATCATGCTGTCATTAACGCCCGTAGCGGTCATGGGTTCGTCATAGTCCGGGTTGGATACGTTGACTATAAACACGTTCGGGGCCTCGTATATGTCCATCTCCTCTGTGTATTCCGGGGTGATGATGCTGTATTCGTCGTCCCGGTACTCCCGGTCTATATTGGAGCTGGACGGGGCCTCGTATTTTTCGAGGTGGGCCACGCCGTCAAAGTCAAACCAAATATCCGAAAAGTTTATCTCCGACAGCAGGGTATTGATTATGGTCAGGTATTCTGTGCCTATTTCCCAATCCTCCCTGTCCGTGGCGAGGGTGTCGGTGCAGCCGTCCGCCTGTATGCGCGGTATTCCGGCCTCCATAATAAGGCTCTGTATCGCAGTCATGTATGGCGTTCCCGCTGCAATATAGTGCCGGGTTTCGGTTTTGGTCTGTTTGAGCTTCAGTGCGCGGTCGTATGCCTCTATGGTGTCCTCATTCTTGCCGTATTTCGTGTGTTTGGTGGTCAGTGTGCCTATCATGTATACGCCGAGAGGATACTCTACGCCGTCCTTGATGTAATACGGCCTTATTTCATCATTAAGATAATCCACATTATCGTTGTGCTCAAACACGCCGTGCAAGGAGGTTTTTATTTCGCCATCGGCAGCCATGGTGACGGTGGGGAAGCTATCCCCTACCGCCGCCAGATTGTACTCCGTAGCAGCCCCGTTGCGTACCACCTCAAAGCGGCTGGCTACTATACTCAGTGTATCAGTCATACTCTATCCTCTCCATGTTGTCCGTCTGCTGTATGCTGCAGCTAAACGCGCTGAAAAACTGATCTACGCTCAGCTCATATGCCATAAGCGGGCCGGTAAAGAGGCGGTTGTGTTGATCCCTGTATACCACGGTCTTGCCCAGCAGCCCCTCAAAGGCCGCCGCCTGCGCCGCATCGTCAAAGGCAACATTAAAGCTGTACACCTTGGTTATCTGCTGCGAGGTCTCAGCCACAGGATACCGCCGCCCGGCGTAAAACTGATACGCCACATCCTGATATACCGATACCCCGAGAGGGCTGTTTTGGGCGGTTGAATATTTTAGCTTAAGCCATTGCATATCGCTCAGCGCTGCTATCTCCGGGATGTCTACAGACAGTACAACCGTAACCTCGTTGGACATGGAGTAACTGTCTCCAGCAACACCGCGCACCTTATACTTGTGTGTCCCTATGGCCATTTGGTCGGAGTATGTGTGTGCCGTGGTTTTTGCTATTGGTATGTCATCGCGGTAGATATAGTAAGTTTTGTGATCCGTTTCTGTCCACGCAAGGGTCGCTTTTTCGCCGCCCGCGGCAAAAAGTGTTATTGGCGCGCCGGGGGTGTTGGCAACGGTAAAATCAGCCGTTCCCCAATCGCTCCAAAGGCCATATTCGTTTTGTATCCGCACCGAGGCGGTGTGCGCGCCATCATTCAGATATTCTTTAACCTTATACTGCCCGTCAGTGCTGTAAGCGGTGTGCAATACTGCATTGTCGATCTTTATTTGATAGGCAAGCTGCCCCTCGCCTGTCCACGTTATCACCGGCCTCGGGCTTGCCGTTGCGGATACCGTCGGTGTGGATGGTTTGCCCTGAGCCGTAAACGATACTTCCGTGCTCCATGCGGATACGGCATCATAAATATTAGTGCAGCGCACACGCCAGTATACGGTTCCCGCAACTAAGGTATTCGGCGGTATGTCGGCGTATGTGTTTGCCGTTTCTCCTGTTTGCAGCTCCGTCCATTCTGTATGTGACGCGTCTTTGTATTGCAGTTCGTATTTTTTCTGTGGGATGCTGTTTTCGCTTTTGTACGTCCACTCGAACCTTACGGTCTCCCAGCTTCCGGCGTATGTGTTCTTTGGTTTTGTCGCCGTTGCGGTTATTTTATCGTTCGGGAGCAGATCCTTTATGTAGTAGCTGCCATCGGAGTTTTGGGCATCCTCCAGTTGTGTTGATTGGGGGATTACAAAAGCGGGGACAACCCCGTAGAAGTTGGACGGGTAGTTGGTGAAGGCGGTGCCATCGGTGAGGACGTAGCGCGAGTAGGGGGTACTGCTGCGCGACGAGAGCCACCATTTGGCTGCCGAGCCGTCAAGGGTTTTAACCCTGCTGGTGTTGCTCGTGTATAATTGGAGCGCTTTGCCCTCCGCAACTCCGTTGTTATCCCCAAAGCCCACCATAGTATAGGTCAGGGCAAACATTTTGCGGGTTATGCTGCCGCTGCCTTCGAGCGCGAAGGTGACGTTTAACATTTTCTCGCGCAGCGCTTGCGGGAAACTGTTGAATATCGTATTTTTTATAAGGTTATCCAGTGTTCCGTTCGGGTATAGGGTCGAGTTTCCAAACTCCGATTCTTCGTATGCATTTTTGTATACCAGCACCGCTCCGCCGGATACGAGGTTATTTTTATCAGCCACTTCGCATAGCCTGTTTTCTTCGGTGCCTACCGGGATGAGTATTGTTGCCCCGAGCGGCAAATCTGCTAATGTCGCCATATATTATCCTCCGTATCCCATCCGCACGCTGCGGCGGTAGTTGTTCGCCATGTCGATGAGCTTCTGTATGTCGCTTATCTGCGACATATTGACGCTGATGTTGAATGTGTCGCCGCCCACGCTGCGGCTCTCCTGGTTGGTGAGCACCTGGCTTCCCTTTGGGAGGTTGACCAGCTCCGGGCCGTTCTCCCCCACCCAAGTCAGGCCGCCGCGCCAGTTGTCGGTGCCGGCGGCGTTATATGCCACGCTGCCTACCCAGCGCCCGAAACTGCTGTTAGTGCCATTCAAAACATTGGCAATATTTTGTATATGACTGGTGTCAAAGTCCTTTTGGCCGAACGAAAATAAATATTCCAGCGCATCTACCAGTACGCCCACCGCATTGGCGGCTATATTTATCGCATCTGCAATCATGGACAGTACGCCGTTTATCGCATCAAAAGCTGGTTTTAGCTGGCTAAGTATATCAAGTAACGGTTCCAGCACTTGCAGGAGATTTGCTACCACTTCTAAAAGCTTGCCGAACATTTCCACAAGGCCGGTATCCGCTGCAAATTCGGCAAATTTAGTGGCAAGGTCGCCCACTACCTGTAGCACCTGTTCAAGAGACGGGGCAAACTCGGCGGCAACGTTGCTTTTTGCCGTGTTTATCCTGTTTTCAAACTCTCCCAGCGCGTCGCTGAGCGAGGAAAGCCTCTGTATATTCTCATCGCTCACTATTGGAGCAGCCGAGGCCGCCTGTCCCAGTGCCATGCCGTATTTCTCCAGCATGGGGATAACAGCCTCTTCACCGGTAGTGCCCAACAGTTTAGATGCTATTGCATTTCGCTCGGTAACATCAGACATTTGTGCCAATGCGTTGTATACTTCTGCAAATAGCTGTGCCTGTGATTTCATCGTACCGTCGGTGTTTGTCACCGATACGCCGAGGCGGTCGAACATTTCCGCCGCTTCGCCGGAGCCGCTGGCGGCGTCCTGTGCTTTCTCTGCAAGGGCGGAAAGGTCTCCCTTAGCCTGATCCATCGAGTAACCCACGGACTGCATTACATAATCGAGCTGCTGATATGATTCGGTGGACATGCCAAGCTGAGATGAACCGCTCTCGATTTCTTTGGCCCATTCTGCCTGCTGCACCGTCAAGTCGATAAGCGCTTTTTCTACCACCACTATCGCGGCGGCTACCGCCGCAAACGTGCCTATCAGCGCCATGGATTGACCGTCTATCTTCACCATCCCGTCGAGGGTTCCCTTGATGTTGTCCGGCAGGCTTATTCCAAATTTGCTGCCCAGTTCGTCGAGCGCATCGCCCAGCCCCTTGCTGTTGTCCCCCGCATTATCAGCCCCATCGCCGTACTCTTTCAAGGCTTCCGTGTTGTTTTTCAGCTCTTTTTCGGCTTTTATGAGCGCCGTTTCGGTGTCGTTCACGGCCTTTTTCATGCGCATCGTGCGTTCGTCGGCCTCGCCATAGGCCGCGCCCACCTTCTTTAGCCACTCTTCCTGCAATTCCAGTTTGTCTTTCAGGTTCAACACGCTTTCGTCGAGGTTTTTGTTTTTTGCGTTCAACGCCTCGGCGGAATCGGCATTATCCTCAAACTGCGCCGCCAGCTTTTTTGATTCCGATTGCAGCACTTTCATGCCGTTATCTATGCTTTTCAGCGCTTCTTTATATTCCTTTTCCCCTTCGGCTATAAATTTCGTTCTTATGCTCGGCATTTACGTACCTCTCAAAAATGCGGATAGGCTTTTAGTTTTCTCCTGCGTTATGCCCTGTATTTTTGCATATTCTTTGATTATTCTTGCTATCCTGTACGGCGTGGCCGTTTTCCAGAATTCCCTTTCACTCAGTCCGAATCGTATCACCCATACCGTAAGATACCACGCGAAATTTATGGGTTCGTCTTCCGCGTGGTTTTCGCGTTTTTTGGTTCCGCTTCCTCATCGCCGCGAAGCGCCGCTGCAGTCAGGTCCATCACGAGCGACGTTACGCCCGAAAGCTGTGAGGGCGGTATGAGCCGCCCCACTTGCTTCACGGTATAAGACTTGTCGGAGCCCTCGCTGTCAAGATAGTCGTTTATCATGGCAGTCAAAAAGCACACGATTGTCTTTGTCGTAGCGCTCCTGAGCGCTTTTGATATATTGCCGTCAAACATTTCCTGCACGTCCGCCAGCACATTCATGTTGCAGCAGAGGGTCATTTCCTGTCCGTCAAAGGTGTATTTTGCGGTTTTCAGTCTTATATCCATGCCGTTCTCCTTTTATGACGCGCCGAAGCACTTGTTTATCCACGCTACCGCATCGCTTTCGCTTGCCAGTATTGCAATCTCCATGATATTCTTGTCCTCGCTGTCATCTGCTAAAAACTCGCCCGTGGTCGTGGGAGTCTGGAAGGTGATGCTGTCGCCTTTTGTGGCGTATACATAGCCGGGTGCGCCAAAAAGCACCTTGTACACAAAGACGGCGGTATATTTGTCCGTGCCGTCAATAGCGTCCGGGGCGTAAAAGCCCATGCCGACATACTTCGCAATGTCCTTCGCAGTGGCTTTAAGGCTCTTTTGTGAGGTGTTTGTTCCTACGTTGCGCGTATTTTCGCTCATGCCAAAAAGCAGTTTCTGTGCCGCGTCGGTGATGTATTTCACTCCAACGCTGGCAGTGCCGCCGGTTATGAGTTTCTTGTACTCGGCAAGGCGGCTCTCGGCGTACAGTCTGCCCTCGGCAGCGGTCAGGTTCAGCTCCACGCTCATTGCGTCGCCCATGCTTACGGGCGTATCATAAGTGATGGTGCCGTCGGTATTTGTGTACTTGCCGATTTTTATTCCTCTGAGGTCAAAAGTAGGCATTTAATACAATCCTTTCTGCTTAAAAAATAGGTTTACCTTTTGGTTCAAAATTTCCTCAAATTTCTTTACTGCGCGTTCCTCGGCTATTGTCCAGAAACGGGAACCGGGGTCGTTAGAGCGCCCATAGTTGCGGCTGAATGCCACTTGCCCATTGGACGCGCCGCTGTCGTTTTTCCCTGTGGGCTTTACCATAACATAGCGGGAGCCGTCCTTATCCTTGCCTTTTGATTTTTTGATAGAGCGTAGCAGAGAGCCGGTACGATATTCGCCATACTGATATATGGCCCGTTCGATTTCCTGTTTTGCATAGTCTGCGCCATCGTTCATCAGTTCGTCGTTTAGTTCGTCCATGCCGTCCCTTACGCCTTTTAGGGCCGCCTCCACCTCATCAAATCCGGAAAACTCAACGTTAGCCATATATCCCTCCTACGCCCACCGCGGTCATGGCAATGTGGTACAGTCCCGTGTCCACTTCGTATATTTCCGCGTCCACAGTGCAACTCCAGCCTGCCGCAGCGAGCCTGCCCTTGATATCCTTTATAGCCAGCTCGAACGGGGGAGTGTCGGTGTAGTAATCCACAGAGTACATCACGCCCGTTTCCTTTTCTGCGCCCTCTGCGTATAGCGTCCCGATCTGGCCCATGCACTGATACGTGATATAGCTGCGCTCGTCGCCCATGTAGGGCGGGTGGCATACGGTGTATCCATCCTTGAGTATCTCCGCTATGGTCATGCTGTCACCACCCTCTGAACCTTAATCTCCAAAAATTCCCGGCGGTCTCCGATATTATCTATGCTGATGATCTCGTAAGGCTCCGGATCCCGTTCATGCCATATGCGGCATTTTACGGTTACGAGGGGCGAGTAGCGCATGGTTATGGTCACGGGCTGCCGCAAGTGCAGTTCTTCTGCCTGATACACCTCCGCACCGTGGACATTCACCCACTTGCACCACACGGGGCCGGGGAAAACATTTTTAAAGTCTTCCGCGCTGAATCCGGCTTTGATGCTGTATTTCGGTGCTTTTATGGTGATTTTCGTTCGCATTTCGCCTGCTCCGGCTTTAATTGCCATCAAAACCACCAGCCTTTATATTGATTCAGCATCGCGCGAACCGCCATACCAATCTCCGCTGGTGTGCTCTGTGCCGTAGCCTCACGATTGGCATACCAATGACCTATGAGCAAAAGCATAGCTTGACGTACAAGGCACGGAACTTCCTCGTAGCCTGCGGTATATGTGATAGTTGCGCCGGGCTTATTCACCGTCACAGTCCCGTAATGCACATCTGCAGTATATTCTGCCGTTTCGCCGTCCACCGTCACGCTATCCACGCTTATCACAGGGGCGCGTGGAAGTGTCAGAGTGCCGCTCATCTCCGAGTATACGGTTATGGTCTGCTCTGCGAGTGATTTTCCGCAATAGTTCTCACAGTATTCGCGAGCTGCGCTAATAAGCGGGGTGAGGATGTCAATATCCTCGCTGGTGTCGCCGGGGTTAATCCGTAGGTGTAGTTTTACCTCTTCGAGGTTTAGCGGTTCCGCTTTCGGGGTTTGTTTTATTATCTTCATTTTTAGTCTCCGCCGCCGTGGCGTAGCAGCCCGATATGAGCTGCCGCGCCACGGTTTCATCTACATCAATAATGGTGCCGGGCCGGTTTATGCCATCTGGTCCGGCTGCCAAGGTCAACATTTTGATTTTCATCAGCTCGCCTTCATTTTCAGACGGCTGAACGCCTCGCCTACTACGGGTGCGCCGTCGCCATAGTACTCGACAACGTAGCCTATCTCGTTGTTGACGGCGTACAGCTCGTTAAGCACCTGTATGTAGAGGCCGTCGCTGTCGCATACCCAATAGCCGGTTTTAAAGTCGCCGTATACTGCCACGTACTTGCCCGCGGCTACGGCGTTAGGCGCGTACTCGGACATATACACGGGAGCGCCCAGCAGCATATCAGGCTGTCCTGCCTGCACGGAGGGCTGCCATATATACTGGCCGTCGCTGTCCTTGAGCTTTGCGATCATCTTGCAGAGGTCGCGGTGCATTACCCAGGAGGCCCCGCGCATATACTGGCCCTTCACGCCGTATTTGCACTCTATCAGGTCGTCGGTGGCCACGGCGGTGGCGGAAGCGGCGGTAACGTCGCGCCCGGTGGCTATGCCGCTGTCAGAGGCGGTAAAGATGCCCAAAGGCTGGTTAGTGCCCGTTCCGCTCATAAAGGCGTTTTCCTGCGCCGCCTCGATCTTGTACAATATGCGGTCAAGCACGGTCTGATCAGGGCTGGGCGCGTGGCGCATGAGGGTCTTGGATATCTTAATCAGTTTGGCAAGGCGCTGGGGCTTAAATTCGCGGCGGCCGAAGGCGATGGTCGCCTCTTCGGGGGCTGCCGCCACCTCGGTTGTCCATGCCACATCAGACGCATCGGTAGTCAGGCTGGGATACCCAAGGCTCTGTGCCTGACCTATGGGGCCCACAACGTTGCATATCTGGCGCATAAACATGTCATTTTTGAGCCCGGCTATGAGCTGGTTGACAAATTCCACGGGTGCGGTCAGATAACCGGCGGTAGCGTTTGTGCCAAGGGTCATGGTGGTGTTTTTGTACCTGGTTATGGACTCGGGATCGCCCTGCAGTGCACGGGCAAATACTTTAATGTGCTCGTCCTTCTTGTCGCCCAGCTTGTCGATCACTTCACCGGCGGCGCGTTCCCGCTCGAGCTGCTTCTGCTCGCGGATTATGTTGGCGTTGAGCGCGTCAAACTCCTTTTCGAGCCGGTTATAGGTCTCGGTGGATTCCGCGTCCATCACGCCGTCTTCAAATTTGTTCATTATTTTGCGCATCTGGGTTGCGGCATTTGCGCGATCCTGCATCATTTCGTAGAGTTTCTTCATCGGTTACTTATACCTCCAAAATTTTTAGTTTAGTCGCTCTGAATCTCTTGCGCTGCTCCTGCAGTGCGGTGTTTATATCTGCTGCGGGCTGGATTGCTCCCCCGTTGTCAGGCTCCCTGTTTTCCAGCGGTTTCTTCGGCGCGTGCTTGTACAGCGCAAACCACTTTTCGGTATCCGCGCAAGCCGCGACCTTTTTGTTTTCGATGAGTTCGTTTACAAAGCCCATATTAAGCGCTTCGGTGCCGCTCATCCACGTTTCTGCTGTCATAAGGGCGGATATCTCGTCCTTCTCCTTGCCGGTGCGGGCGGCGTATATGCCCGCTATCTGGTCGTTGATACGGTCGAGCTCGTCGGCGGTCCTGCGTAAGTCCTCCGCCCCACCGCCGGCGTATGTCCATGCATTATGTATCATCAACGTGGCATTTTCGGGCATTTTGATGGTATCGCCCGCCATGGCAACCACTGATGCGGCGGAGGCGGCGAGGCCGTCTATATGCACGTTTTTTGTCGCCGGGTGGCGGTTGAGGATGTTGTACAGGCTAAATCCCGCAAAGATGTCCCCGCCGGGGCTGTTGATATACACATCAAGGGTGGATATATCCCCCAGCGCCGCCAATTCTTTTTGAAATTGCGCAGGGGTTATTTCGTCGCCCCACCATGACGTATCGCTGATCTCTCCGTACAAAAAAAGCTCGCCGGCGTTGCCGAGAGCTTTAAACTCCCAAAATTTATTCATTTTTCAGGGGTGCTCCTTTCGCTTGCGCGCTTTTAGGCGCGTTGAGTTTTGCGTTTTCCAGCGGCAGCATGTTGCCGTTGATAAAGTATATCCTCCCCAGCCCATCGGGTATGGGGTTCATATCCTCGAGCTCCCGTATATCGTCCGCGTTCATCACACCATTCTGCCGCATTGTGTTGTAATAGCTCGTTCGGGTGGCGGTATCGCCGCGTAGCAGACTGTTTGTATTAAACTTAAAATAATACTTTGCCTGCTCCGCCTCGCTCAACAGGTCACGGTAAAGGGCCTGCTCTATACGCACGGATAGGGGATTTATACAGTCACGTACAAACTCGGCGCTCTGCTGCTCGATGTTTGAAAAAGTGGCTTTTTCCAGATCCATGCACATGTGCGGGGGTACGCCGAAAATGCGACATATCTCGGTTACAGCCCATTTGCGGCTATCAAGGAGCTGTGTCTTTGACATGTCCCTGTCCCACGGCTGCGCCGTGGAGCCGTTTTCCAGAAACATCCATTTCCCGGCGTTTTCTACGCCGCCGTAGTTGCTCTGGAAGTCCTTTTTGAAGCGCTCGTATGCCGTATCGGAGAGTTGCCCCGGATAGGTTATATAGCCGCCGGGGGAAGTACCGGAAAAGCCCCTTTGCGCGTATTGTGTCATGCTGTTATTCAGTCCCAGCACGCTTGCGGCTATGGTCATCGGGTCTTCCGGCGTGCGGTCGCCAAATCTAAAACCGGGGATAAAGACAAAATCGCCCTCCCGGAGCGTTTCTGTTATGCCGTCATAGGTGACGTATATATACTGTTCCCCGTTTTCCCGGTTGGTGTACACTTCCGAGCAGCAGGAGGTGGGCAGATTTTTGAGGTGTCGCACAAAGCCGTATCTGTCCCGCACTATGCGGAGATACCCGCCGCGAGTGAGCAGCATGTTTGCCACAAGCATTTGCATAAGCTCATACGCCGTGGTGGTGCGGTTGGGCAGCACATACAACAGCTTATACAGGGGATGATCCCGTGCCTTTTGTTTGCCCTCCCCGGTATTTTTGTACATGTGCAGGGGCAACGCCGCCATGGTCTTGCTTATCAGGTCAACACACCTGAATACCGCCGCGACCTGCAGCGCCCCCTCTGCGCTTATGGCGTAACCCTGCCCTGCAAGGTACATCTGCCATGCGCTATCATCTGATACGGAGGGCAGTGTTTTAACGTCCGCCGCCCGTATTTCGTATGTTTTGCCAAAAAGTTTAAATCTCTTCACTGTTTACCTCACACTATTCTCAGGCCGCGGTGCTCGTATACGCTGCGCTTGGGTTCCAGTTTTACCGCCGCCGCCATCGCGTCTATCAGGGCGCACATCGGGTCTATCCGCTCTATGCTCCGGTTTTTCATGGGTTTTATGTTCTCGTTGCCGTCCTGGGCTACTACTACATTGCCAAACGCCCAGCGCCCGCAAGGGTTCCTCTCGTGGGTCATTTCGCCCTCGCGTAGGAGCCGCTCAATTTCCTTCATTGCTGGGGACATGCCGCTCATGGTCTGGGGTATGGTGATTATCTTCTGCGCCGCAACCTCCTGCTGCATGAGGGGGCGCAGGGAATCTATGCGCCACTCGTCCGCCGCAATATATTTGATGTCATAGTCCAGCATGAGCTTGTCCAGATAGTTGGCAATATAGGCGTAGTCCACACAGTTGCCGGGGGTCGCGTGCATATGCCCCGCCTGCACCCATTTGCCAAAAGGCACGTGGTCCCGGTGCTCCCGTTCCCGCATGTTTTCCTCCGGGATCCACGCATCCACAAAAAAGCGCCACTCCGTTTCCTCCGGCAGCGGTGGGAAAAGGGCCGCCACGGCGGTCAGGTCGGTGGTGCTGGACAGGTCTATGCCTACATAACAGGGCCGCCCCAGCATATCGGATTTATGCCAGCCCCCTTCGGTATCATCCCATAGGGTGATGGGCAGCCAGCCGGTGCGTTTAAGCGAGATCCATTGATTGAGCCGGAGCCACCGGAAGAGCTTCTCTGCCGCCGGGCTGTTTCGGGCCTTTATCGCCTCGCTGCGCACATTCTCAATTTTGATGGATACGCCCAGCGAGGGATTGGCTAAGTACCAATTTGCTTCATCGTATATGTCCGCGTCCTCAGGGACGGTATAGATTTTGGCGTAAAACGCCGGGTCTGTCAGTTCGCCGCTCAGCACCTTTGTTGCTATTTCGTGCTGTTCCCATCCCACACTTTTGCGGTCGGGATCGTCGCCCGCGGTGGTGATGCACCATATGAGCTGCTCATTCCGTGCAGCACCCGTACCAAATGTCAGCACGTCCCACAAGTCCCGCTTGGGGTGGGCGTGTAGTTCATCTATGATGACCACGGAGGGGTTAAGGCCGTGTTTGGTCGCCGCTTCTGCCGACAGCACTTTAAAGCGGCTGTGTGTGCGGAGATTCAGCATTTCCTTCGTGCTGTCTTTGATTTTGATTATCTTGGACAATACTTCGCTTTGCTCCACCATGCTCTTTGCGGCGTTAAAAGCTATTGATGCCTGGTTCCTGTCTGCGGCGCCGCAGTATATCTCGCCGCCCGGTGCGTCCATGACCAGGTGATACAGGCTCAGCGCGGCGATAAGTTCGGTCTTGCCGTTTTTCTTGGCGATCTCCAAATATGCCATGTGGTACTGCCGCACGCCATCAGCGGTCACGGTGCCGTATACGGAGTTTATGACCTCTATCTGCCATGGTAAAAGCACAAAGGGTTTGCCGTAAAAATCGCCGGTATGTTTAAGGGCCTGTACAAACTCGATAACTTCGAGGGCCTTGTTCGAGTTAACCACCGTACTTGCTCAGATATGCGGCCATGGGGTCGCTCTCTACGGCTTTTTTCGCTGCTGCTACACCCATGCGAGCACGGCCCACCGGCGACAGGCACAGCTGCTCGGCGTATTTTATGATATTCTGCCCCTCCCGGCGCATGATGGTGATATATGGGTTTTCCGTTGGCTTGCCGTCCGCCGCCCGGTATATAAGCGGGCCGTTTTGGTATTCCGCCTCGGCTTTTTGGTATATCGCCACACTCTCGCAGTAGGCAGCGAGGGCGGATATGTCCAGATCGTTAATTATCGGGGTGTCGAGCTGGCGGTAGAGCTTTACTACCCTTTTCCATTCTTTCTTCGCCTCCGGGGACAGGCTTTTGGGTGGTTTTAATTTGTCGGAGCAGCCGGTAGGTTCGCCATTCTCCCGGTTTTCCATCGTGTCTTTGGTATGCCGGTTTTTGCCGTTATCGACGAGCTTTAGCGGCCTCGGCTTTCTTCCTGTCGGCATAGGCTCCTCCTTTCTCAAATTCTGTATTTGCCTATGATTTTTTTGTGTCCTTTGACGCTGTTGCAATGTATGCAGGCGGGCTGGTGATTGGCGGTATCCCAAAAGCGCGGGTCGCCCGGCCCGTCAGGCGGGTCTATGTGATCCACGCACCGCGCCACCATAGTGCAGCCATCATCCAGCCGCAGGGCGCAGAGTTGATGTTCCGGGGCCGACAAATACCAGCGGGAGTATTTGCTCCATCGGGCATCATATCCGCGCTGCCGGGAGCTGCCCCGCCGCTCGTCCTGGGCGTGTATCTGCTCCTGCTGCCGCAGTTCGCCCGCCGTCCGGTGCTCATCGCAGTATCGTCCGGCGGTCAGCGCATTACATCCAGGGTACTGGCAAAAATGTAGGGCTCGGCTTGCCATATTGCTGCTCATCTCCCTCAAAATGCTAAAGGGCCGCTCTTCGCAGCCCTTTTGATGGTATTATTATAGCACATAAAGAGTGTGGGAAAGTGTTGAGTTTTATTTATCTCGTTTCGCAATAGGTTTTGGTTTTATGATGCGCGGTGCGGTTCGCGCACAAAAGGTTTTTGCCTTATTATTTTATTTTGTTTATCTTTTTGGTTGATTTTTTAATCTGACAGGTATATAATATAGACATAACAAGAGAGGAGATAAAAGCAATGACTAAAGCATTTGAGAACCGTGTAAAGAAGGAATTGACAGTAGACACCAAAACCTATCGTTATAAGTATGAATGCATCATCAATCAGGGCATAGCCGTAATCAAGCGCTTGCCCGTAAAGGAACTAAATACTACCGCCGCGATAGACGGTTGGGAGACGGTCAAGATATACAAGTAACGCAGAGTGACGCCCGCAAGGGCGGTAATGCGGCAGGCCGGTCACAAGCCCGGCGGCAAAAAGGAGGATGTTAAACATGACAGATAACACAGTTAAGGCCCTGGGCCGGGCGTATGGTATAATGGCGGCGCAGCTCCCCGACATCATCGGGGCGCACTGCCGGGTGCAGACAGCTAACATGTGGCCCATCCGTGGGCTGGGTGAGGGGTTGCGGTATATGATCATTAACCGCAAGCTCACCCCGGAGGTCGATAGAGCCATACGGGACGCGCTGCAAGGCGCGGAGGATATAACCGAGGACGACCACGCGCTGCCGTTCAACCAGCAGGGTATGTGGGAGCTTGCCTATATGCAGGGCCGGTGCGCTCCCGTGCTCAGCGACGGCGAGTATTTGCGGGATCAGCTCAAAGCCCGCAATCTGACGTTGGAGCAGGCCGCCGAGGCCTGTGAGGTAAGCAAGGCCGCAGTGCATTCGTGGTGCGCCGGGGTCAAACCGATCCCCCACGCGCGGCGGGAACTGCTCGCGGCAAAGTTTGGGATAATGATATAAGAGGGCTATATCAGCCCTCTTATACGGTATTCTCTTTACGCTGCTATTCTGCCTATCAGCCTGTCTACCCCCTGTCTCTCAAGGGTCTTCGCCCAATCAATCGAGACGTGCATTTGCTGCGCTATCCGCTCCCAATATCCCCCTTTTGCCACTCCGTATTTAACGTACCGCAGTCTTATTGCCTCATATTCCAGCGGCGGCAAACACATCACTTCAAATTCTATCATTCCCACCCAATGATCGAGATTTTGTAATTCGTCTTCCAGCCGTTTTTTCTTCTTTCGCAGTCTTTTTAATTCCCGCGAAGCTTTTATCACCGTGGCCGGAGTGCTGTCCGGCAGTTCAGTACCGTGCGGCAGGCCCGTAATCTGCTGCGGGTGAAGGTCGTATTGCGCTTCGATCTCCTCGTCAACGCTAATTAACAACCGTTCTTTTTCTGTCCTCGTGCGCTCTGCATTACCCCAATACATCAGCAGTCGCCGCACGGCTGCCCTTTCGTCTCGCCTTTCCCGCGTTGCTTTTTTCGGATTCAATTTTTCGCCTCCTTTTTGGATTAAAAACCGTCGTTTTTGATGTAATTTTACAAATCTTTTCGGTGACCAATTTGCCGTCGCCGTTTATTTGTAGTTTTGTTGTTTTCGGGCGCCCCATTGTCGTTCATTTTCGGAGCTTCTCAAAAATCGAAAAATTTTTCTTCCGATGGGCCGCCCCGGTACCACGGAGGGTTGATTTAGCTTTTTGATGCCCCCCCTCCCCTCTATTTCGGCCTGTTTTCTCCGGCACAGGTTTGCCGTGTTCCCCCACCGGCGGAGTTGTCCCCGAACCCTCCAACGCTTTTCTCTATCATTCATTTCAGCACTTCTTTCCGTGCTTATAGGGCCGCCCACGATTATAGGCCATCTTTTGTCGCACAATCTCGTCCACGTCCAGTCCCTCATGGCCAAACCAATCCAGTATGCGGATAAGACAATCCGCCATCTCGGTGGCTATGCCCTCGGGCTTGCCGTCATCGTTTGCCCATGCCATGGGGCGCCCGGCACGGTACTCCTCCACAGCCTCGGACAGCTCGCTATGGCAAAGGGCGACAATCTCCAGCAAATTCCGTTCCTCATCCCACCAGCCATGAGCAACGGCGTTTTCGTGTATCTCTTTTGCCAGTTTGTACAGCGGCTCCTCGTTGTTGTGGATCGTTATCATTTTTCTCCCTCCCATATCAGCGGTTTTCCCGCTGCGTCTACCATTACGCACACGCCGCCTTGGTATGTTTTCAAATATTGTATCCCTGTGAGGTTATCGACATATATCGTATACAATGCACCCGTTTCCAGCGTTCGCAGTCTGTAAGTACCAGCTTCGGCCTTTCCACACCCGCACAGGGCGAGGGTCAGCAGGGTTAATATTGTTATTGCTATTACTCGTTTCATTTTTCCTCCTTCGGTGGTTCTGGCAATGGCATCCAATGAGTAACCTCGGCACGTCCACGATGGATAAAGTGGTCGATTGCCAGATACCCTTTGTCGATATTTGGCACTCCATTTTTACTTCTGGTAGCCACCAGCACTTCCACTTGGTCTTCAGGTAATCTATCCCTCACGCTTATCCAGTTCATCAGTTACCTCCTTCGGGGGGCTCCGGCATGGGCATCCACGCAATAACAGGATTACCTCTAAACCATAGTCCGCCAAACTTTTCTATGGGATATAAAAGCCCCAGCATGTCAATGTCAGTGCTGCCGGGATCGTAGTAATACCACCATTCCGGCAATAATTGTCTCATGCGTATCTCGCCGCGAAAAATCTGTCCATCTTGCAGCAGGATAATCACCGGTTCCTTTTCTTCTGGTAGTCTGTCTCTCACTTTAATCCAGTTCATCGGCTTCCTCCTTATCCATTTTCGCCCTGTCTAATACGCAACCCGAGAGCCATATTCTAAGCCGTTCCTTAGCCGCTTCGTGCTCTATATGCTCTTTACTCATTTGCCTCCTCCGGCTTGCTCGCACCTTAGCAAATATTTCTTCCCGTGCTATGCCTATACCCAGCGCTTCAACATCTATGTATTTACTCATTTGTCTCCTCCGGCTCGCTTGTACCATCGAAAATGCCTAAAATCTGTTGGAGCAATTCAATCTGCCCGTTTCTGTGACCATAGCGATACCCGGTTGTATACGTTTCGGCCGTGTCTCCACTGTTCTTGTCTTTTTCAGCGACGAGCGCCTGATACTTAGCCCTCAAATCTTCAAGTTCCACAGCTGGAGCAACATCGGCGGCAGGAATACTGTCAAGGAGGTCTATGCAGTCCCTAAAACAGTCTGCCGCCTCATTGTCCCCGTCTAATACGCAATCTGTGATCCACATTCTAAGTCGTGTCTTTGCATCTTCTCGCTCTATGTGCTCTTTATATTCTTTACTCATTGTCCGTCCTTTCTGCGTTCAGCCATTTTCCCAGCGTTCTCTGACATTCCGATATGCCCAGTTCGCAGAGTGTTCCGATCCATTTGGCGCAATAAACCGCCGCCGGGCAGCAGTCGCAGTCCATTATCTCGGCGAGTTTGTCCGCCAGCCATTCGGCGGATTGCTGTTTTAGGTATTCGTGGTTAGTCATGCCGCTCACCTCCTGTTTTGTCCATTTTAGCCCCGCAGTTGGGGCAGTACTTAAAAGGCGATATCGGTGCATCAATAAGACTTCCGCTGAATCCGCATAGCGAGCAAGTCGGTCTCAACGCCCGCTCAATCCACTCCCCATGCACCACCGGGGCAGCGTCGGCGGCAGGGATAGCCCCCATGTGTAAATAGTCCTCTATCACCGCCGCAGCGCAGGGCCAGCCGTAGCATACCGCGCAATAGTAGCCCTCGGCCATAGCGCCGCTCATAAACTCGTTTTGATTTGGCGTTGGATTGTTGGCGCCAGTTTTGAGCTCGACGTATATGCCATGGTAGCCGCCCCGGGCCGCAGGGATAAATACATCGGGCACGCCGGAATGTACCCCCTGCCATATCAGCCGCACAGCGGTGCGCTTATCGCGTAAGCCGCCGTTGGGTATGTGGTGGTAGAGCGTCAGGGCCGGATACTGCGTCCGCATCATCCGCGCCCAGTTGGTCAGGGCGGTCTGGTGCTCGTCCTCTTTGCCTATTACCGGCTGGGCAGGCCGCCATATGGGTATACCCGCCCGGTTGAGCTTCATGTGGTAGTCGGTCAGCATGTCTTTCCTCCTTTCGTGTATTTAAAATGTCATTCTTATTTGTGCTTTTTCGGTTTCGAGCCGCTCAGTAGCCTTTTGATAATAGCCTTTGTGCGTTTCAAATCCCCAATATTCAAGCCCTGCACGGTAACAGGCTATAAGGCTGGACGCGCTGCCTACACGGGTATCGAGTATCTTGTATCCTTCTTTGGCGTAAAGGTTCAATATCCATGTATACAATGCTATCGGCTTCTGCGTAGGGTGAAAGCGTCTCTCTTTTGCTGTGCCTTGTGGGGCGCAGGCGAACAATTTTGCATTATCGTTAAAGCTTGTCCATGCGTACTCGCACATCGCCATGCTGAACTTTTCGCTTATGGTTAATTTTTGCCATACCAAGAAACAGCGTGTCGGCGGTAGGTTGAAGTAGTTGCCGCCCCAGATTATTTGATTTTTGCTTACTCGCCCCAGCTCGTCAAAATATGCTGCATCTGGTGCGATATCCCATGTTCGGATATCGTGGTCGCGCTCAAAGATACCCCCTTTCCGGTATTTCTTCGCCCAACCCCCGCCCGTCCGACAAATCGTAGTTGGAGAACCGCCCGCCGTATCTTCCGCTGGGTTTATCGCGTTTCCGTATGGCGGGTCTACTATGGCGAGGTCGAAAAACTTATCAGGGAATTGTTTCATCCCCTCCATACAATCCATGTTGTAAAAGCCCGAATCAAGCATTGGTGTCTTTCATCTGCCTTTCGTCCTAAAATCCGACGCATTTACAAGGCCCCGGTAAAAGCCTTGCGCTTTGCGCCGCTTAACACCGCCGTTTGGGCGGGATTTTGACATATTTGAAATAGGTAAAGCCGAACTCTGTCGCGCCGCTCTCGACGAGGATATAGTCCCTCGGTGTATGCGGCGGTTTGGCCGGCGTGTAGTTGCGTTTTATCGGTTTTGTCTGCTCCCTACCGCAGGGGGCAAGGTTGCGGGTCGCCATGTAATGGTGCCCGCCCTGCTCCGGTGTCCAGTGGTTAAAAAGGTAATTGGCCAATCCCGTATAATCGGGGCCGTGGTCTATGCCGTCATAGTGGATGTGCGCCCGGAGGTGCTCGCAGCGGTTGACGCTGCCCAGCGTCCATTGTTTGCGTATGGCCTCCTCCGGCACTCCGTCCGTCAGCATGTGGGCGTGTATGCGGTGGGTGTTTTTGCCGCGCCCCATGTAGATAACGATTTTTGCCTCCGGGTAGGCGTAGAGCAGCCGTCGGCGGAAATTGACGCAGAGGCGGCGGAAATCCTTAAAATCGTGTACCTCGTGCTCGTCGTCCTGTGTCAATGTGCTGTATAGCGAGGCCGGGGTGAAGTTCTCGTTGATGATCCGGGTATGGGCCCGGCGGGCTACCTCAGAGTTAAACCGCGCCCTTTCCTCGTCCGTCTTAAACCTTGGTTTTCGCGGGCGGTAGGGTTTTTGCGTCCTGTCGCCCACGGAGTATATGATCCGCTCCAGCACCACGCCGGAATATATATCACGCCGTACCCGCTGCATGGCGGCCTCCTTTTTTAATAATCAGGTCTTGGCCCTTTGCCGGGGGCGGTGGTTTGCGGTGCGGGCGTTTCCCCGTTGGCCGCACCTGCCGCCACCCTATCAATGGAGGACCGGGTGATTGCCGCACCCGGCAAAAGGTCAAGTCCTGCCCGTGTTACCGGGCAGGCTTTAATGCGTGTATGTCCTCGGTTTTCTTCGTGCGGCGCGGGATAAATATCTGCTCTATCACTTTGTCGCTGTGGTCGTCCATGAGCCTGTCCGCCTCAAGGATATGCAGCTCCTGCCCGTCAATGCACAGGCGGCATGAGCCCTTGTACTGGGCATATGTCCGTCTGGCTTTTGCGAAGTCGTTGGTCTCAATAATGGTCTGCGTCCCGGCGGGCGTACGGATCAGGATTGTATAGGTGGGCAGCGTTCTTTTTTTCATTTTCTTTTCCTTTCTTCTTCCCTTCTTTTCGCCTTGTACTCGTTGTACATCGCCCTATACCGGTAGCTGTCCCCGAATACGTTCCACGCGGCCTTTACAAGATTAGGCTCGTAGGGACGTATTTTTTCAAGTTCTTCTACCGCCTTCGCGGATATCGCACAGCCGCAGCAGCCAGTACGTTTTAGGCCGTAAACCTCGTAAGCATCGGAGTAGCGGATACCGTAGTAGTCCTTGTACCATGCCTTATCAGCATCGGATACATAGTACAGAGGTTTGAGCCGGTATTGTCCGTTTGCCGTCTGGGAGAAGCAGAGCGATGTATTATCCTTTCTGGGCACAGACCTCATGCCGCCCTCGTCTCGGCGCTCTCCGGTTATAACCATGTCAAAGCCTTTTTGGACGTTGTGCGCAACGGCCTTTTTGCAAACGTTGCAGCAGTGGTTACTTATTTTGAACTGTGGCGGGTTTTCTTTGATGAAATCCAACATATATTTGGACGAGTTGATTACGAGCTGAATTTCCGGGCGTGGTTCGCCTTTGCCGTTACAGCAGCAAAGAAAACTTATCGTTGTTTTGCAGCCCGGATAGCGTTCGCACAGTTCCGCATATTTTGCCGCCTTGTCCTCTGCTTCGGCATATTCATCCGCGATGCTCAGAGGTATGTTCTTCTTCTGTACGCCTTCCAAACCGGCGGACATTATTTTTGATACAAATGGTTGTCCATACTCTCTTGTCGCCAGCACAATATTTTTCTTCGGGCGATATTCTGTAATTTCAACGCCGTACTTATCTGCCGTCTCGCGGACGTGACGCTTTGTAGCCGCCATTTCAAGGCCGGTGTTGAAGAAACAATATTTAATTGGCGGAAGGTCGAATGTGTGCCGCACTTCCTCGATCAGGTGCAGCATAATATCGCTATCGCTGCCGCCAGAATAGGAGCATATCGCATTCGGGTGTTCCACGAGGCGCTTTGCAACTATGCTTTTTATGGCCTCAAACTTCTCAGGTGCTGCAAAATCGGCATAAGCCGGTCTGTCCGTATAAACTCTGCTGTGAAATTGCTCTTTTGACATTTTTTAGTCCTCTCCCAAATCCCCGATTAGGTCAACGCCTATTTTCGCCAGCTCGTCGGCGGAGTATTGGCGCTGAATGTGGTTCATAAAATAACTTCCAGCGATTTTTTTGACGTTGGTTTTCGCTGCCGACAGGTAGCCCTCAAATTTTTCCGAGTTAAATAGGGTGCAGGGGCGCATATACTCCTGCATACTTGTCCCCTTCCACATCGCCCAGCGGCTGTCTATTACCCGGCGGCAGTCCTCAGGCGTATGGCCCTCCGCAATGCGGGCGTTGATATAGCTGCGGTTTTTCGGCGTTTTTTGATATTTCGTCCCGGCGATGGTGTTGAGGTAGTCTATGATCGCATCGGCGGCGGTCGTGTCAGTGATCGCATTGCGGGCGGTAACCTCTCCGGTCTCCCGGTCTATCGTTACTATCAGGGCGGGCCTGCCGTTGATGCTGACAGCGGCCCGGCCTTTTGCGTCCATGTGCTCCCCTATGTTGCGCAGGAGCATGTCATATATCTCCCGGCTTTCCATGGGTTATATCTCCTTTTTCTCTTTTTTGGTCTCGCTACGCTCTATGGCTATGCCGATAGCGGCGGAGCCGGTGCTCTTTACGGTGGCCTTTACCCCGTCCGTGGTGGTGATGACCGCCTTATCCACAAATCCGCCGTACACCCGCTCGGCAAGCTGCTGCAATATCTCCCGCGTCTGCTCGTCCACGGCTATGCGCTTCTGGTGCGGGTTGCCGGCAAACAGCTCCTCGATGACATCCTCTGCCTTTTGCAGGGCTTCGATGCGGTCGCTCTCTCCCCGAAGGGCAGCCTCGTGAGCGTCACGGTCGCGTCTGGCCTCCTTGCAGTCACATATGAGGGTAGCTATCGCGTCCTCGTCCGGGTCGTCGATGTTTGGGTGTAGGGCTAAATAGCTCTTGATATTGAGCAGCTGCCCGCAGTAGCGGCAAGCGCCGAATGTCCTTTCAGTTGTTTCCATTTTGTTTGTCCTCCTTTGATATGTTTTTCGCAGTCTTTTTACGAGCAATAGTTTTGCAGTTCCGTCAAGCTGTAGCTGCCGTCATTATCCGGTGTGTCGTCAATCTGCACCGATTGGAGGATTATAAAAGCGGGGACAACACCATCCGAGTACGAGGGGTTGCTGATGAAGGCGGAGCCGTCCGTGAGGACGTACCACGCATTGATAGAGGAGTACTGTGAGGAAAGCCACCAGCAATTATCCCGGCTATTAAAGGTCTTTTTGCGACTATTTCTTCCAGTAAATATAGGCCATGCTAAACCTTCTTCTATTCCTTCATTATCGCCGCAGCCTACCATGGTCAACGTGGGAGCAAACACCTTGCGGGTTATATCCTCGGCGCCGCTGCCGTTATACAGCGGGATCGTGCTGGGGATAATCAGTTCTTTAAGCTCGTCGGGGTAGCTGTTGTATATTTCCGTCATGCGTTCGTCCAGGTCTGATCCGGCGTATTTTGCGTTACCGCCGAACCGGCAAAAGCTATGAATATCTTTGCGGATAAGCCCTGCGGTGCCTACGTCAAAATTATTGAGGCAGCCGAGGGTGTAGTCAGCCAGCTCGTAGGTTCCACCCTCGCGGCGCTCGGGGATTTTGATATTGCTTCCGAATGGTAGTTCTCCTAATTGCATTTTTTATGTCCTCCTTTGATATGTTTTTTAACTCATTTGCTCCACTTGTCTGGCGTTGAGCTTGCCGCGCTCGATCAGTTTGTATATTTCGTGCCTGTCGATGCCCAGCCGCTCCCTCGTCTCCTGCGTTGTCAGCCACTCGCCGTCTACTTCAACGATCCACTTCCTGTATATACGCGGCGGCTCACTTTTCCCGTCCGGCAAAAACAGCGGGCAGGCGCGGATGACGTAGGACTGTATAATTGTCGTGTAGTTTTTGCCGTGGTAATAGTTGCTGCCCTTCAGCGTTGTCTCCCTTGCCTCCCAGCCCTCAACGGGTTCGGGATCGGCGCGGCGAGACCAGCTGCAGCCCATGCCCGGCGCGTTGGTCGCCCTCCGGCAACGCCAGCGCAGGGTTTGTCCGGTTATGCACGCTTCCATATCTATCTCCTTTTGCGGGGTGCGAAGGCGTATCCCGCCATGCACCCGATGAAAAACATCGGTATCCCCCAGCCGAAAAATGCTCCCCACATATCAATTGTCCTTTCCCGTTGCAACGTATAAATTGATGTAGTTGTTGTTGGCGTCCATGCACAGCAGGGACGCATCGAGTAGGGCGGCTACCGTTCTGTCGCAGACGGCGGGAAGAATATCCTCCCTCCTGAAGTCTCCGATCAGCGCCCCGTCCGGCGAGTGGTACAGTCGTACCCGTTGTGTTTTCAGCAGGGCGATTATGGGTAAAAGCTCCCTTACTTGCATATGTAATCACTCCTCCACTTACGGTATCTCAGCTTTTCCTCGTCCCAATCCGGGTATTTGGCCATGAGGTACGCCCGGAGGGCCTTTCTGATCTCCGGCCTGCGTTCTGAATTGTCGTAATCCCTGTGGCACTCAGGGCACAGGGTGACGATGTTCTCTTCTATTCCCTTCCCGTTATGGGAGCGAGGGATAAAATGCGCGTCCGGGTTGCCGGGCCTGCCGCACAGGACGCAGCAATGATGATCCCTTTCCCATACCCACCGTTTGACTTTGAGAGGTATTTCGCATGCTTTTGTGCGCTTGCTTTTCATTGTCTTTTTACGAGCAATAGCTTTCCAGCACCGTCAATCTGTAACTGCCGTCATTATCCGGTGTGTCGTCAATCTGTACCGATTGAGGGATTACAAAAGCGGGGACAACACCAAGCGTGAGCGACGAGAGGCCGAAGTAGTAGGCGGAGCCGCCCGTGCCGACGAACCACGCGACGTCAGAGGAGAACTGCGAAGAAAGCCACCAGACATTAGCCGAGCCGTTAAAGGTCTTTTCGCGGCTATTTCTTCCCGTGAATATAGGCCATGTGAATCCCTCGTCCACTCCTTCATTTTCGCCGCCGCCTACCATGGTCAACGTGGGAGCAAACACTTTTCGGGTTATATCCTCGGCGCCGCTGCCGTTATATAATGGGATCGTGTTGGGAATAATCAGCTCTTTAAGTTCGTCGGGGTAACTGTTGTATATTTCCGTCATGCGTTTGTCCAGGTCGGATCCGGCGTACTCCGTGCTGTCGCCGAACCGGCACAGGCTGTGTATGTCCTTACGGATAAACGCAGCTACGCCTGCGCCGAAGTAGCCCAGGGTGTAGTCCGCCAGCTCGTAGCTGCCATCTTCTTGTCGCTCGGGGATTTTGATGTTTGTCCTAAATGACAGTTCTCCTAATTTCATTTTGTGTCCTCCTTATGATTTGATACCCTCCGGCGGCGCGGGCTATCGGCAAACCCGTCCGCAGGAGACGCACCGGGCCTGAATCCTGTTTATGCTCGCCCGGTCGAGCTGCTAACGTGCTGTTGTGGGATTGTTAGGTCATTCGCATCACCTCCGGCGAAAGGAGACAGCAGAGGGCGGTGAGCAGAAGCAGCGTTTTGTCGGACATATCAGGTGGTCTGTGTATATCAAAAAGGAGATTATAAACTCTGCCCATCGGACACCGGCCCAAGATGCCGCCCTCTGCTCTCCCCTTTCGCACGGGGAGCTACTGCACTTTGTATTTACAATCGTCGTACTTATGGCGGCGGGTAGCCTTTACCCTGGGCTGATCCGCTGTCTTGTCCTCTACCATGGAGGCCATGCTCCGCACCAGTATGAGGGGGGCGTGGCCGTCGGCGGCGGTCGCCATGAGGCGCCCATCCCTGCACATGGCGCGTATGGTGCCGGGGTCTACGTTGATGATCTCGGCCGCCCGCTTGGTGGTGACAAACTCGCCGTGCATCTTCACCATGCGCTCCTCAAGGGCTTCAACGCTGTTTATACGCTCGTCCACGGCGGCGGTTATCATGTCCCGCAGGAGCTTGTCAAAGTTATCCATGGCGGTTTCCTTTCTGTGGTATAATCAAAAGTAAAAAGGGGTTTTATGCTGAGTTTTGCTTCTTTCCGTATTCTTGTTTACGCTTATTTTCATCGAGGCTTCGGCGTATCCGATGTTGACCGTATCGTGGGCAGAAAGTTCACACAGGGCTGTATAAACCAGCTGTATAACAAGAACCTGATATCCGTCAGGTACATCGCCGAAGGCCGTAACGGGCTTTTATTGCTCATAACGCAAGACGGTCGCGGTTTCCTGCAAAGATCACTTGTCGGTGCGCTGGTTACAGCAGTTTCTCTATCGCTTGCAGTATTAGCCCTAATATGACGAGCGCTCCGAGCACGAATATTTGCGTTTGCGTCCGCCTGACCTCTTCATAAATGCTTAGCAGTTTCTTGTCTGAGTTCTGCTCGTCCCATTTGCACGTCCACTTGTCTCTAAACATCATGCCGCTCACCTCCTATGCGGTCTGCTCATCCGTTGCTTCCAGCAGATAGTCAATGGAACAGTCAAATAATTCGTGCATCTTTATAAGTACCGCTGATGGGATATTGCCCTCGTGTATGTAGCTATTATAAGTTTTGCCTGTGATGTTTAGTTCTCTGCATATTTGCTGTTTTGTGTAGCCTTTTCTTGCTCTTTCAGCCTCGATATTCAAGCGCATACGTTCATCATCTCCATTCCTCAATTCGTGGCTCACTAATATAATAATCCCCAATCCGTGGCTTGTCAATAACAAATTCCACGTTTTGAGGATATTTTTATTGATTTATTTTTGTAAGAGTGATACTATTGGATAAAAGGAGATAGGGCAATGTTTGATAATCTTGTGTCTTTCAGAAAATCCATCGGCCTTGACCAGAAAGAATTCGCTGAATCAATAGGTTATAAGAGGACTACTTACAGCAACTATGAATCAGGCCTTCGTGAGCCCGGTTCCGATTTTTGGATTGCCGTATCAAAGAAGTACGGTGTATCAATAGACTACCTCATGGGAGTTACAGATATGCCTTTTCCTGCCAAATATGACAGTTTTGACGAGGATACAAAGGCAGCCATACGCATTATAAGCAGCCTCGATGCCGAGTCAAAGATGAAGGTTCTTGCCATTCTTCGTTTGCTACCTTCTGAACAATAATTCTGAATTGTTTGAGCGCATCCGGGTCGTTCTTCAATCTTTGTAATTCGTTAATGATTGCCACGGTTAATTCATCCACTTGCTTTTCCTCCAAACGTTTGTTCTGTTTTTTTGATAATAGCATACCCACAATAAGCAAAAAAGGGGGAATTTGTATGAAAGTACCATAAACGGGACTGTGCTCAACGATGTTGCACAAATCGTGCCTCAGATTTGCCTTTAACCGGCAGAGGGAGCGGGAGCCGCTCACCTCCGCCTCGGCCAGAACGGCGGAGAAGCTTCGTGGGAGCCGCCCCGGTCTGAATTAAGCATATCTCGTTCCCTTGGTTTTTTAAAGCCACAAATAGTATCCTTTCAGGGTAAAAATTGTTTAAATGGGGGGTAAAATAATGGACTTTGAGCGATTACAGGAGCTTGTGCGGCAATCCGGTAAGACGCAGCAGGAGATCGCGGACGAATGCGGGCTGTCGCTCGCTACTGTCAAAAAGGTGCTTCACGGACAAACATCAAATCCCGGCGTAGATACGCTGATAAGGATATTAAATACCATTGGCAAAAGTCTGCGGGATATAGATTCTGACTTTGTGAGAGTTCCGCAAGGATATAGTAAAGAGGATTTATACGAAGAACTTATCGCCACTAACAAGGAGCGTATAAACGATCTGGTAGCCGAAGGGCGGCGTAAAAACATTCAATTGCCCCTGTTGTCAGGTGTTTCCGTGTTATTGATGGTGGTTTTAAGCGGAATATTTATCATAGATAGCAGATATCCGAGCATGGGGCTGATACGCCCCGAAACTAAGCATTTATCGACAATAGCAGGGGGTATAATGCTGGTTTTCGCGATATTCGCAGGCTTTCTCATATACATCAGCATAAAAGAATGGAAAAGGTTAAAATAGGAGGGTTTGGTCAATGGGTATGATACATCAGTGCTCTCAGTGTGGGAAAAAGGGGTTGTTCTTGCCGCTCAACAACCTTGGGCACTGTGAGGAATGTATAAAAAAGAATAAGGCGGAACGAGACGAGCTCAAGGCAGAGCAGGATGAGCGCGAAGCGAAACAGATCAAATGCGAGGCGGCGCAGGACGTGCCGCTCATCGCCGAAACGGAAATTACAGACGACGAGGCAGAGAAAAAGGAGGAAGTTGAAAATATGGAAAATACCGGTGTTCGCAAACCGAATGTATCTGAAAAGGACTGGCTTACTACGCTGCTTTTATGTATATTCCTGGGTGGCTTGGGTATACATCGGTTTTACGTCAACAAGCCGCTCACGGCTGTTCTTTGGTTGCTGACTGCCGGCTGCTTTGGTGTTGGTGTTATCATAGATATATGCAGTATAGCCAGCGGCAGTTTTACGGACGGCAACGGGGCTGTGATCCTCTCAGAAAAGCAGCGGGACAGGGCACACGGCTCTGGTGTGCAGGACGTGCCGCCCGTTGATGCCGTCGAGCAGCTCCGCAAGCTGGGTGAATTGCGGGATAGTGGTATCCTGAGTGATGAGGAGTTTGCGGCGAAGAAGTCCGTATTGCTCGACAAGATAAAATAAAAAATCCCCCGGCTGTTGGCGCAGCGCAAGGGGGATCAGAGGTGGATGCTTCTCCGCCTCCGATTTTAGCATAACGGGAGGTTTTTGTAAATGGCAAGGCAAAGCGACGGGAGGTATAGGGCTAAAGTAACCGTCGGCAAGGATATGAACGGCGGCAGCGTGATAAAATATGTATCCGGGCGCACAAAGAAGGATTTGGAGGCCGCGAAGGAGGCGGTCAAGCAAGAGTTCATCACCGGGCGCACCGCGCAGAAGGACGCGCTTTTCGGCCCATACGCCATACAGTGGTATAACGTCTACAAAAAGCCGAATATAAAGGAATCGGCACAGAGCGGATATAAGACGGCGCTCAACAAGCACATATTGCCGGTGCTGGGAGATAAGCGGCTCACCGCAATATCCACTATGGATTTGCAGGAGCTGCTTAACTCCAAGGGCGATACGTGCGTAACCATAATCGAAAATGTACATCATGTGTTAGAATCCGTCTTTAAGCGGGCATACTCCGAGGGGATAATCCAGCGGGACGTGACCGTGGGGCTGGTCAAGCCAACGAAAGAAAAGTCGAGCCGCCGGGCGTTGACGGAAGCGGAGGAAGTGGCGGCAAAGAAGCTAATGCAGGAGGAAAACGGCCTGCTGGTGGCATTACTATACTATACCGGAATGAGGCTCGGTGAAGCCCTCGGCCTGCAATGGGAATGTGTAGATTTCAGGAAGAAGGTCATACACGTCCGGCAGCAGGTCAATTTAAGGAAGGGCACGATAACCCCGCCCAAGACGAAGGAAAGCATACGGGATATACCCCTGCCGGACGAGCTGGCAGAAATGCTCGTGCGGGGATTCCCGCAGGCGTTCGTGTTCCCCGCCCCCGATGGAACATACTACCGCAATTCCTCTTCAAATAGGCTTTGGCGTTCGCTGATGGAGCGCATGGCAGAGTTGGGGCCCGACATAGAAACGAGAGAGGACGGCGCCTCCGTTCTCACGCCGCACTACTTCCGGCACAATTACGCCTCCATACTCTATAATGCCGGCGTTGACGTGCTTTCCGCGCAGAAATTCCTCGGCCATGCCAACGTAAAGGTGACGCTTGAAATTTATTCACACCTTTCAAAGGAAAAAGAGGACGCAAGCGCGGGCGCAGTTATGGACGCTTTCAAAAAAAGGTTGCCGGAAAGTTGCCAGAGCGAAAGCACAAAATGAGCACAAGCAATCAAAAAAGCCCTAAATACCTAAGAAAAACGCCCGTGCAACACGAGCGTTTCTGATGTTTGGT